TTCCATCAGATATATCTACCTGTTTACCAAGAAAATTAAAACCTCTATTCTTTGTCTTTAACTTCAATATCTGCCTCCTTTGGCTAGTTTTCTCATTACATATTGACTCATTTCTTCAGGTAATTCTAATACCAAGTCAATGAGTAATTTGAAATCATGTTCATCTAACGGACCTTTGCGTGTGTTACAAGTCTTACATATTAATTGTAAGTTCTTCACTACGCTATCTCCACCTTTCGAGAGTGGAATGATATGGTCACATGCGATGTTTCTAAATGTTAGTATCTTATCACAGTATGTGCATTTGTTACCATAAACATCTAAGAACATCTTTTTCAATTCAATAAGTTCAATCTTAAATACTACTTCATTTTCGATTGACCTTCTTTTTAAAGAGGACTTTAAGGTGCTTATCTTCCTTAAGAGCTTTTTATAAGCCCTTTGCCAATAAGCACCGTGTACGGGTTGGAGTACAGCTTTAAAGTCTTCTTTCATTACTTTCTTCGATTTCTATAATTTAATTTAATGCTCAATCTTTTTATTTGCTTTTCTAATTTCCTAATATAATCATATATTTCAAATAGATTCATTGTATTCTTCATCTTTCAAATCCTTCTCCGGTCAATACTTCACAGTCTATTTTGACATATATTTTACCGTTATCTTCGTATTTACCAAATTCGCCTTTGTCTAATCTATTCCAAATATCATGTAAATTCATAACCCATTTTTTATCTAACATTTTACTGTATACAAAAAATCTAACAGGTGCAATACCATTCCATAAATTATATTCATGTAAGTCATCTATCTTAAAATTTACTCCCAGTCTACATCCCTTTACTTCAAGGAAACTTATGTCGTTATTAATATAAACTAACATATCTGGCATACATCTTAAGAAAGTTGGTACTTTAAACCACATTGCACTTGGTATTCTATCATCTTTAGAATCAAAACCAATGTTCTTAAATACTATACTTTTACTTGTTAAGTATTCCTCAGCCTTAATCTGTGCTATATCTATTCTATCAGTATTACGCAATTCAAAATTAGATTCTGAATCTATAGTACCTTCGAATTTATCAACTAACATCTTAGCTAAACCTTCTTGGTCTTTTAGGTCTTTTAAATTACTCATCATTCATCCATTAGATATTTTAATAGTTCTTCATCTGCTATTTCTATTTTCTCAACACCAGCCTCTATTCTATTAAGTCTTAGTATGACGCTCCACCATAAGCCGAGCATACATAGCCATAAGAATTCATAAAAAGGGAAATGTTGTTCTTCAACGAATGTTTCTAACCATTCCATATTTTCCTCCTATTGGAAAAATAAGGGGCTTCCACAGGGAAAAGTGAACGCTATGCACACTTAGGTTGTGGAGAAGAGTGGAGAGCCCCTTAAGTTTAGTCTATAATGTACCCTTCTTCAGGAAATTCTGCATTCTCACAGGTATTACAAGTAACACCAAGTTCTGAATCATCACTTTCTGAAGTCCCATATTCCTCATAGATAGTATCTTCGCTACCACATTGGTTGCAAGTCTTATCTGCTTCATCTCCACCTATAGGATGGGTACTTTCTTGTTTAATTAACTTCATCGTTATTAACTCTTTCTAGGTCTACCTCTTTTAGGTTTTACCATGCTTTCTACCATTAACTGCAATTCATTAACTTCGTGTTCTAATTTCTGAATCGCCTTTTTATTAGCCCATGTAAAGTTACCTAAAGTTTGTAACTTTTTCATCAACCAATTTGTTTTCTTCTTTTTGAAGGGATTATAAAATAATCTCATTTTCTCACTCCTATTTCTATTGAGAGTTCTAGTTTCCACAAGATAATATTTATTAGAAGATAATTACCTTCTACTCTATCATATCCAGTAACACCAATAGAAATGCACCACAATAACCAAATTGTGAATGCACCTCTATTGCTTTGTATGTGAAAGAGTCTTTTCATGAGCGTTTCACTCTTTTTACCTTGCGTATTTCAGCTCCATCAGGCATATCCTTTTGTTCCCTTGCTAGGGACATACAGGCTTTCCTTAATTTTGCTTTGTCTACTTTTTGCACTATTTCTGTTTTTATGAAATCATCTGGAAGTGCATTCTGGTCTAAAATGACCACGGAACCATATGTTTCATATAACTTATACCTTGCGGTATCAGTTTCTAATACACCATTTTCATCTCCAAGTTCTTCTATCAACATTGGTAGTAAAACCTTATTGAGGTAATCTGATGTACTAGTTAAGGCACTTTTTCTATTTCGTAATCTTGCAATTTCGTCTTTATGAGCTTCTATTTCAGCGTCTAATAGATATTCTCTTTCCTTGATATTTTGTGAGAAGAAGTCAATGCCATCAGCCTTGTCTTTAATCTTACTCTGTATCAAGGATTGTTCTTCCAATAAAGCAGGAAGGTTAGAATTTTCTTCTAAGTCCATTCTAAGCATAATATCCATATGTTCACCTATAAGTTCTCTTGCACTTTGCTTTTTTTCTTTACTCATAGTCTCTCCTTAATCTAAATGATGGTCGCCACCTTAGAGGAACATCCTCAAAAAGTTCTCCATCTGAGTTTTTAAACAACGATAAGTACTTAACTGGGTCTTTGGATTGACCATTTAACCCAAGTACTTTACGAGATGCGTTTTCTATAGCACCACTCCCTTTACCAGCATATAAATCAAGTGCATCCGATTTGGAATACTCTCTACTTACTTGTGATAATTGGATAATTATTATATCATTATTTACAGCCATATTAGATAATGTATGACTAATGTATCTAATACCTTCGTATTCTCCACGATGTGAAGGTCCGGCATCAATCAAGTCAATGTAATCTACTACTACAACTTGTGGGTCTAACTCTTTAATCTTATGAGCAATATCCTCAACTGTAGGTTGTATGGTTTGTATAATAATATGGTCTAATAATTCTTTATGGTCTTCTGCTATTTGCTTTGCGTTATTCTCTACTTGTTGTTTATCTACATCAGCAACTATTTGGATATGTCTTTTGTGCATATACCAATCACTCAATTCTAAACTTAAATACAATGTATTCAGTTGTTGGTCTGGGTCTATTCTATCTTGTGAAGCGTTATACCCTAAGACTATATTTTGAGCAACTGTAGTCTTCCCAGCACCTGTTGGTCCAAAGATGGTAACAAGTTCTCCGGGATAGATTATGCAATCGAGATTAGGTAGTCCAAAGATTTTTGATAAATCTATTGTTCTTCCACTAAAATCAGTAGACAATCTTTCTTCTAGTTTCTGTTGTAATGAATTGAAGTCCTGTACATTTATAGTATAGTCCTTCCTCTTGTAATGAATACAATGTGTTTGACATCGTGATTTCATCTCTGGGTCTTGACATCCATACTGATACCCATTATTGTACACTGCTTCGACCTTCTCCAGAATAATACCTTCTTGTAATTGGTTATCATTCCAATACAAAAGTGCAGCCTTAGTGGCGTCACTTGGTATTCCATTTCTTCTGAAGTGTGATGCAATTCTGAGTATTATATTGTTTCTACTCCCAGATGAGGGTCCTTCTGCCCACATTTTTTGTACACAAGGTACAACTTTTGTGGGTTCTTGTACAGCTTTGAAAGCCCTTACTGGTTCGACAGTAGTTTGAATAGATGCTGTTAGGGAACCATCTCCCCACATAACATCTTCCCAATCAATACGGGATGGTTCTTTAGCCAGAGTTCTCACTTCGTCAAAAGACATCGAAATGAAACTTTCAAAAGGCATTAGAGTCTTATGTAAATTTGATTTAGGATTCTTAGTACCTTCTTCTCTATATATAGATGTTCTCATATAGACTGCTGGGTCTATATCCACAGTTTCTAATAATTGAGTCATAGTTTGTTTAACTATGTAAGGTAGGTCTTCGCTAGGTTCAAATCCAAAACAGTCTGCTGATATCATAATATGATAACCAGTTCCACTATAATAGATTTTATAATTACCTTGTTTTAAACCAAGTTCCATAAGTTCTCTAACGGCAGACTTTGCTTGTTCTAATGTATATTCGTCAGAATTATCTTTCCTATCAATATCAATAAGTATGCTATCTGCATAGCGATTACCCATATAATCTTTTAAAGAATGATTATTCCTAACGAAATCTACAGCGTTCTCATCATAAAGATAATGCGACCTATAGATAGGCATTGTCTTCCCTTTGTCAAAGAATTCATTAAGATTAGTCTCGTATTCCCCAAGGGTCATAAGGAGTCCCCGTTGCTGAGGACTCCCTATGGCTACTTCAACATATAATGTCATTCTGTTAAATCCGTGAAGAAATTAACTTTATG